GGCCATTCTGCACATGTTTCATATAGAGCTCCAAAATTATTTGTTACCACATGAACTCCAGATGCTAAAGCTTCTAATGCTGATGCACATGAAGTTTCTTCAAACACACTTGGATAAACAAACATGTCATAATTAGGCATCTTCTTTCTAATATACTCATTTGGTTTATAACCAATATAATTTACATTTGGTAATTTTTTAGCTTGTTCATACAAAGGTTTAAATTGATCGTCATTATTTTTTTTAAAGTTATCGCCATAGACTTGCGTTGAGCTATAGACATCTAATATAATATTAGGATTTTTAATTTCTTGCATTGCACGTAATAAAACATTTAATCCTCTCCAAGGAGTACAATGATGTATTAATTTTATAGGATCGCCTTTTTTATATATTTTTCTTTTAGGAAATTTATCTATACCATTTTTAATAACTACAGATCTTTCAGTTGGTATATCAAAAAAATATCTAAATTTTTCATAATTCCAATGACTATTGAATACATACCAATCATATTCACTATGTCTTGATTTATCTGAAAAGAATGTTTTTAGGTTTGGTTGATCCCAAGAATTCTTTTGCCAAAGTATATTTATTTTATTAGGATCAATTGGAACCTTACCAGGAATAGAAGTACATATCTGTACTTGATCTAGTAGCTCTTTTGAAACATGCTTGTGAAGCATTTCCATTTGTAGCTCAGTGGCACCACGGGGTTGCATTATTTTTTAGTTAACGCTCCCATAGAAACCTTAGTAACTTTAATTTCAAGGTCTTGTCTAAAGTCATCCACAGTAGTGTCAGTGTTGGCATCAGCAACATCGTTATCAAAATCAGTTTTACTAGCATATACTTTGCCTGTTCTTTTGTGTTTAATAATTTCTTTTGCTTCTGCGGGTATTTTAATTAAATCAGCCATATTTTTTTATACCTTTATTTACAGTTTTTGTCTAGCCTTTTCCTTGGCCTTTATAACGTTTTAGTCTTTTCTGTCTCTTCTCACTTTTAGATAAAGACTTCTTATGTTTTCGAGGACCTCTTTTTTTAGGCTTATCTCTTTCGTGATAGTCTTTAAATTTTCTAGCCATTTTCCTGTGACCTATCTATTAAGGCATAACTTACAGCACCTGTAATTTCGTTAGCTGTAGCTGCTTGCATTTCAAGGACATCACTTGCTTCTAAGTTTAGAGATTCTTTAATTAAATTGTCGGTAGACTTGTTTAAAGAAACATGTCCTATTTGAACACGGGAAGCTCCTGATTTTGTTATAAATAAATCTGTATCTACACCACTTGCAGTATCGTGAACTGCTTGTACATTTTTAACAATAATAGTTCCATCTGCAGGACAAGTTAAAACTGTCGTAATATTAGTCGTAGTTAAATCAAATGTTTCGCTTTTATATCTAATTGTCATGACATAAAATAATTAAAGGTGTTTTGTTCATTTTTAATTTCTTCTTGATAGGAAGTATTTAACTTATCTTTTAAAGTTTGTAAAGACTGAGCCACTTGTCTTTGATTTTCTTCAGTATACTGTGGTGTTGGTTCTGGTATTATTATATCTACTCTTGCCATTATCTCATTCCATCAGGTTGAATATCTGCTCTAAAAGTACCATATCTCCAATTCTGATCAGTAGATGTATTAGCAATTTTTACACTAGCAAATCTAGATCTTGCACGAGTGTCCACTTTATCTGTAGAGCTTGTTACAGTGAAAGGGCCGAGAGGCGACGATGTTGAAGCGTCATTTGGGTATCTTCTTAAATTAATAGTAATCTCTGCATTACCTGTAAGTAATTTAAAATCAGGTACAAATCTTCTCATACTCATAAAATTCTGACCTTCCCCTAAATCAAAATCTCCAGATTGTATAAATGCTTCAATAGCTGTTTTATTACCTACAGCATCCACTTCATTGTTGCCTACTTCGTGAGCGTAATAAGTTGAAGCTCCATTGATGTTGGTTATTCCTTGAATTGTAGGAAAAGTTGGTATCGCTGTTCCATTAAACTCTGTTGCGTATGGGTTAGAATATAAAGTTGAATCCTGCCAAGACGTTCTTGATAAAGATCCTGTTGTCCAAGTATTTTCTACATAGTTATAAGTCACAGTCCTATCAATAGCAGTTGATGTACTTTTAGGATAGAACCAACTAACTTCGTCATACAAATGATTTAAACCTGCATAAATCTGTTCTCCATTATTATAGTTTAATCCTAAATTATCTCCTTTGTTTGTAAAGACAAAATCTTCTACTAAACAAGGAACTGATTTAACCGTACCATCGTAAACAAAAAAACCACCTGCTTGACCCATCCACCATACTCTACCATTAGCATATTTAATTGCATGCTGGCCAATCAATCCACAGTTGCTTCCAACTTGTCTTATTGAAAAAGTAAACGGAGGTCCAACAAACTGCATCACGTATGCAGAAGTATCCGTTACTATTAAAATATAATCTTTAGCTTTTGCAGCTCCAACAATTGTAGTACCACTATCTAATCTAAAGGTACCTGCAGTATTAACTGAAGTAGGAGTATAATCAGATAAGTTTTCTTGATCACTAAATCTAATAAACATCGGGTCTTTTGTTGAAGGAGATCCTATAGTTGTTTCGGTTCCTAATACAATTAGGTGTCTATCTCTTTCAGATACTATTGACATAATTGATGCTGTAGGTGCCCCTGATATTGTATTTGCTCTTGTTGTTAGAGCTAAAGGGTCTGCATGAATAGGGTCCCATTCAAAAGTTTGTCCATTTTTAGCTGTAGCTACTAATTTTTCTCCAAAATGATCTAAAGACCAAGAAGCAGGTTCTAAAGATACACTTGACGATAATGAAGCTGAACCCCAACCTGTAACAGCTTCCACAGAAGCACCACTAGAATGCGCTGATCTTGTGCCCCCAACATCTCTTGTAATTCCAGTTAAACTAGTCGTTGTTATTCCTGTGTAAGAAATATATTCTGCTCCTATTAATACTGTGCCTGTTGTTGGAAATCCTGTTGTTGAGATAACAGTTATACTTGTTCCAGCACCACCCGTACCTGCAGTGTCATCTAACAATGCACCATTTAATACTGTTACAATTCCAGAAGCTCCTCCCCACCCAGAGGTACCCCAACCAAAACCTGCAGATTGGTTTAATGGACCAAAACGAATATAAGGATTAAGACTAGCTGATCCACTTGTAGCAACAGTAGTTGCTGCATTAGCTGCCATTGTAATTGTAAAAGTATCTGAGCTAGGAACACCTACAACTTCAAAACTATTTGTAGTAAAATCTGAACCAACATAACCAGCACCAACTGGTGGGGTTACTGAAGTAAAAGTAAAATAATCGCCTTCTGCTAATCCATGTGCTATTTTATTAACCGTGATTGTTGGTGAACCACTTACGGTAGTAAAAGTTGCTCCGGTAATTACCGCAGCTAATGGAGTAATATCATAGAAAGAACCTTCATAATAAATAGCTAATACTTTATTAGTACCTAAAGCAACGTAACGTCTACCATCTAAATCTGCCCAAACAATTTGTTCTCTTACAACTCCTGCTAAAGTGTTTGTTGTCAGCTGCTGCCAACCTCCTATTTTTTCAGGTAGTCCGTATCTAAATCTAACAAAATCGCCATCAGTCCATTGACCTTCTGCGCCTGTTTCTGTTACTTGTTTATTAAATCCTGGTGCTATTTGTACATTTGTTAAAGGCATAATCTTATTTTACAACAAAAGTTAGTAGTAGTATAGAACTTGCTATTTTACAAATGCAGGTAGGCCTAACATAGGTCTTCCATCGAATTTGTTTTTCTCAGCAAATGGGCCATTTACATGATTATAATGTAAAAATACTTGACCGCATATGTTACCTTCAAAAGGCTCTCGCCAATGTTCAAGTTCACAACCACTATATACTAGCATATCACCTACTTCAAGCAAGACCTTAGTGCCTGCAGGAGCGTCTGGTTTAACTAAATTTTGTTTTTCATTGACTACATTATTAGCACCTGTTCCATCAATGAATATAGGCCATGGCTCACCACCCAAGTTTATTGTTGTCGATATCTCACAGCTTGGTCTGTCTTTGTGTCTATGTAAAGTATCTCCGTTCTTATAAATTCTTGCGTATGAATAAGTAGGGATTAAATCTAATCCTGTCTCAGAAGCCATGACTGGTAATACTTTCATTAATAAAGTCTCCATTACAGGATCTGCATAATGAGAGTAAGTATTGGGGATCTGTGCATCTGTCCATGTACCAAACATACCATTGTCATAGGTTATGTTATTTTTATACATAAATTCAACAGCATCTCTTTTAAGAAGAAAATAATTAAATATAAAATTAGCTAGCTCATAGCTAAGTGCTCCTTTGATTACTTGATATTTATTGAACATCTGTATGCCTATATTGTTGTTTTTCTTTTACTAATAAATCTCGAGTATCATTAGGTAATACTTTAACTTCAAATTCTGTCATACCTAATTCTAATCCAGCTATAAATCTTCTCATACCAATACATATTTTATACATATTATCTTCTTCTATACACAAGATGGGATTAATCATTCCTTTTTCACCTATGTTATCTCTTAATTTTTTATATCCATCATTATCTTTTTGAGCGTTTTTACCTTTTTCAGTATTTAAAAACTTATTGCAATTTCTAAACATCATTTTATCTTTATGAATTAACATCAAAATCCTTGTTGTATAAAATTAAAACTTACTGATATTCTTAAATCATTTGATTGATTAGGTTCTACTGAATGCCATAACCAAGCAGGAAACATTATAATTCTTCCTGGAAATGGATCAAGGTTTGCATCTCTCCATAAATGTTTAGGAGGTTGTCCTTCTAATCTTGCAGGCATTACTATTTGTGCTCCTGGTCTAGGGTCATATATCTTTAATCTTCCTGCTTGTGGGTTTGATTTAACATAGTACACACCTGAAAATAATGAGTTTGGATGTATATGGGGTTGATTCATTCCATCTTTAGGATTGATGTTTGCCCACATATTACCAAGGACGGGTTCTCTATCTAACCATTCTTCTTTAAACATATCTTTACACATAGTCATTAACTCATTAACTAAATTTTGATACTCTGGTTTTGATGCCATATCAGTTGTAGAATGCCATCCTTTATAATTTGTTTTCTGTACTCCTTTATCCTGATTAGACCAGTTAACAATGTCTTGTGCTAACTTATCATTATCTAATTTTATGTCTTTACCAAAAACACTTGTTGGAAAAAATTCTTCTCTAATCATCTAAAAGCTTTGCCTCCAAACCATACAACAAGAGATTGTCTCATACCTCTAGTTACTGGATTAACTCTGTGATTTAAAAACGACGCAAAACAAATTGCATGACCTTGTTTAAGATTTGCAAATTTACCGGGAGCCATTAATTCTAGGTCTCCACCTTCAAATTCAGAAGGGTCGTTTAATAAAACAGTCATTGATATTTTTCTAACTGGAGGTTCATGTTGCATGCTCACATCACAATCCATATGCCAATCATAAAATCCTCCTTCAGGGTACTCTGTAAACTGAGCGGGTTCCGTTACTCTTATATCTCCAAAACCAAAATGATTTTCGTTTGCTTTTTGAATGAATGAATTTAAATCCTGATACATGTGTCCCATTTCTTTAAACGGAATCCAACTAATAGTTGTTACTCTTTTCTTTGTATCTGTCCCACCTCCTGGTTTATTCATACCCACTTGTGCTTCTTGTGGTTTTTGTGCTCTACCTGATGCAATAATTTGATTACATTGATCCGGTGTAAATAAAGGTGTAGTCGTTTGAATAATCCAACTCTTCCATTTAGGTTCTGTAATAATTTTATTTTCGTACATTATATCTGTCCTTTCTCATACATTGATTTTAAAAAATCTGATTTTTGTACAGGATGATTTCTCCAACAAAATACATTTAAGTATTGAAAAAATTTTGTTTCATCTCCATTTACTCCTACATAACATAAAGTGGCTTCATGTTTATCTTTAAAATACTCATAGCGATGAGTGCCGCTTCTAATAGTAACACCATCTTTATCTAATACAATTGGACATAGTAATCCATTTTTTTCCATATCAGGATTTACTTCACTTTTAAATTTATCCATTGTAGGAAATAATGTTTTCATATCTTTAAACTTTACTTCTTTTAATCGGTTTTTAAATATTTGGTAATGAGGCTCTAACATTAGTCCCTTCCTCTATTCATTATTGGGTTGTATTCTACATCCATATTTGCAGACAACGTTCTTCTATATCCTGGCCCATTAAAAGGATAGACACAATGTCTAACATCATATGGAAATATATAAAAATCTCTCTCTTTAGTATTAGGAGAATAATCACACGTTGCAAATTGACCAGATACTGATCCCATAATCTGTAACTTACCATTCATTGGATTATGTTCTGAAGAATATTCTACTCCAAAAGATTCTGGTAATTTTAAAATCATCACACTTGATAAACCTGTGTACAAAGAACCTTGGTGAACGTGCACTGGATTATATTCATGTTGAAACATTTGATTAATCCAAATAGAATTTAAAGATTTTTTATAGTCTTTAATTTTATTAAAATCTAGATAGTGACCCATAGTTTTATCAACCCATTGCAAGACATTATTTGGTAACATATTGTGATGATGCATCTTTGAAGTGTCTGTACCTTGATAGAATAAACTATGTTCTTTCTCAATCTTACCTACTAATTGTTTGTTAGCTGGAGGTAGTGTTGGATATTTTGTTTCATACACATGATTAATAATATTAAATACATCAAGAGGTACTTGATATTTTAAAACGGTTTGTCCTAAGGGACAGATACTAAAATTTAATGTGTCCATATTTTTCTCTTATTCTTTCTGGAATTTTTTCAATGTAAGGGTTGTATACTTTTCTAACTTTCCCTGCAAATAGTTTATGCATATTACTACCTACAATTTTATCATCGTAAGTTAAACCATTTACTTTTACATCACCAGGATTTTCAAAGTTATGGTTAAAGTAAGGCTCACCTATAAATTTATATATTTTTCTAAACTCTTGTTCAGGATTAGTAACCATATCATCGTACTTTACATAATGACACATATCTTTATAGTTATATGAATTTTTTATAGCTTCTAAATCTTTTGCAACAGCACCATTTTTATTCATAATCATTGCTAATTTTTCTTCGTCAGTTTGTACTCCAAATCGATTAGGGAAGGCATCAGGGTTTTCTGTGTACCATTGCATATAACTTGCTAATACATCCATTAAATCTCTAAGTAATACAATACATTTAAAAGGTCTTTTAAAATGTTTTTTAATTAATTTAAAATTACCAGTTGTCATTACTGGACCACGGTCAATGATTATACGTTGAGGCCAATCTTTGTAGTAAACATCATAAACTATATCTAATACGTTGTCCAAGGATCTATGATCAGGAAAATTTTGAAAGACATCTGTTTGTTTAAGTAGAAACAAATCTTTCATTATCTCTAAGGTAACAGAATTAGCAGTCGCAGCTATCTCAGGGTTTTGATTCATAATACTTGCAAATAAAGTATTACCGGATCTAGGTTGTGCTACTAAAAAAAATAGTTTCTTATTCTGATTTGGCTCCGAGGTCATTAGTCAATTTTTCTTTTTTGTTATAAATCATCTCTCCTGATTTTTTAACTCTCTCGATTGTTTGTAATTGTCCTAATACATTAAATACTTCCGGCTGACTTGATCCTGATGTCAATGTCTCTGCTTTATTTTTCATGATCAAATGATATGAATCTAGTTGATGACTGTTAACATCTTTGTCATCAAACGAACCATCATTAAATTCTTTTTTAAGAACTGACCATAGTTTAATTTCTCTCATTCTGTCTCTTGCTACTAACTGCATGTTAGCAACAGAATATGTTTTTTCATCTATATCAATTTGAAGTAATTCTTTTTTTAAAGGATCTTCTTCTTTAAGTAATTTTTCTTGTAATCTTTTTAATTTAACTTCATTACGTCTTGCATCAAATGATAGACTCATTAAATTTTCTAGGAATACATTTTGTTCTCTAACACATTGCCAATACTTAGAAGCTTTTGTAGGGTACTTAGCATCTTGAAGAACAGACATTCTCATTTCTGTTTCAGTTCTAAACACTTGTTTCTTTGTCCAAGTATCTCTAAGCTCACCTGTTAATTCTTTAAATTCTTTGACATCATTTGGGTCAAGCAAATTATTTAAGCTAGGAGCTTCTTTTTCTATTAGTGCATGAATATTTCGTTTTTCTTCTGACATTTATAATCCTTTGGTTAATTAAAATATAACTATTAAGGGTTATAAGTCAAGTTAACTTGTAGTAATGTTTTTAGTTATAACAGAAGGACCTGTAAATTCTTCTACTTCAGTTTTATTTGGATAACCTCCTGCTGACATTGTTTCAGCTTGTGTTGCACTTCCTGAACTAGCTCTATTAGAAGCAGTAACTGCTCTTGATGGACCTGTAGCCCATGCTGTTCCATTATATAACTGTGTTCCTGGAGAATCTCCAGTTGGGGGAGATGAACCATTCATTAAAACTGCTAAAGTTTGTGTTCCTGAAGTTCGATTAAATGCCATACCTGTTACTAAAGCTGCACCTGCTGTCCAAGAACTACCATCGTAATTCCAAGTACCTGTTGTATAACCAGGATAACCAGTATTTGTTAAAGCAGCTGTTTGAGTTCCTACTGTTCCATTATTTGAAACAACTGTTGGAATTGTTCCACCTGCTGTCCAGTTTGTTCCGTCATATTCTTCTGATGTTCCTGTAAAAGGAGGTAAACTTCCTCCAACAGCCAAAGCTGAAGCAGTTGTTCCACACCCAGATAATTCTAGTTTTGCTGCAGGTAAATTATTTCCTTCACTCCAACTACTTCCATCGTATGTTTGAGAGTTAGCTGTACGAGGTCCTCCTCCAGCAGCCATTGCTGCAGTTTGAGTTCCATAACTAGCCATGTTTGCAACTGCAGTTCCTAAAGCTCCACCACTAGTCCAAGATGAACTATTACCCTCAAACGTAGAAGTTTGTGCAGTATCACTAACATTATCTCCACCTAATAATAAAGATGCTGAATTTGATGTACCTGCTGCACCCATTCTTTGATTACCTGTTGGTATTGCTGTACTAGATGCCCATGATCCAGCTAAAACCATACCATCAACACGCAAATTACCTGTACCAGAATTATACCATACCTGTCCATCTTCTGGATTTGCAGGATCTGCTGATAAATATTTAACTGTTAGTCCTTTAATTGTATTGTAGCTAGCCATTATAAAATCCTTAAGGGAGTGTTATTGGACCAGGTCTATTGTGCATAGATTGTTCTGCTTCAGACAATAAATCCCACGCAGCTTGTGCCGCAGTTACTTCTGCATCCACTAAAGCTTGTGCTTCCACTTTTGTCTTTTCAACACCGTTCTTTTCAGCTAACCATCTTGCGCCTTTTTCATTGAAACCAATGACCCAGACGTTTGCAGGGTGACCTTGAAGAAAAAAATCTTGTCTATCCTGATGGGTAAAAAATCCTTTTCCAGTGTTTGTAGCAGTACCATATATAAATAGTGCTTCTCTTAGTGCCATAATATTTACTCCTTTGTTATTATTATATCGTTAAACTTAATCATTATCAACTAGATGTTAATGTTTTGTAATTTAATGCTTGTATCTCACCTGTAAATTCTTCTGTTGCTGTTGTATAACTTCCTGTTGAACCACCTGCTTGAACTCCTGCAGTGGTGTTTACCCCAATCCCATTTGCAGAACCTTGTCTAGCTGTTGCTAAACTTGATGTCCCAGCCCAAGATGTACCATTATATAATTCAGTAGCTGCTGAAACACTTCCAGAATTACCTCCTGCACAAATAGATGCAGTTTGTCCTGCAGGTCCACCAAAACCATTAACTTGATTTCTAGCTGTACTCATTGATCCACCAGCTGTCCAGTTTGTTCCGTCATACTCATATGTAGTTCCTGTGGTACTTGGATCAGCTCCTCCAAAAACTAAACCTGCAGTTAATGTTCCTGTTCCTCCACCCATATTACCTTTTGTAAAAGGAGCAGTTGGTACTGCTGCCCAATTAGTTCCGTCCCATTCTTCTACAGTATCACCACCAGCAGTAGGAGAACTATCTCCTCCCATACATACTGCTGCTGTACTAATTCCAAAACCTTGACCTGCTCTTTTTGCGGTAGGAAGTGAGTTTGTAGCTGTCCAAGCTGTGCCATTATATAATGCTGAAGTTGCTTGTCTTGCTCCAGGAGAAGCATTATTAATTCCCCCAAAAGCTAAAGTTGTTGACTCTGTAAGTCCACATGCCATAATACTTTCATCTTCAGAAAGGTAATTACCTCCAGCAGTCCAAGCTGAACCATTATATTCTTCTGTTGAATTTGTATTGCTTGCAGCTTCTCCACCAAATGCCAAACCAGATGATTCTGAACCTGCTCCTCCAATATGATCTCTTGCGTTAGCCATGCTTCCACCACTAGCCCATGTTGCAGCTACGGGTGAAAATATTGATGTAGTAAATTCTTCTGTTGTTGTAACAACGGAGGGTGTTTCTCCTCCAGCAGCGAAAGTAGCAGAAGCTGTTCCAACAACTCCGTATTGTACTGCTTGTCTAGCTGTTGCCATTGCAGCAATTGTTGTCCAATTAGTTCCATCATAAGATTCTGTTGCTGCAGAAAGACTACCACTATTTCCTGCAAAAATAAGTCCATTAGTTTGTATTCCAGCAGAACCTATATTTTGTCTACCTAAACTATTATTATTTACTTCTGACCAAGAAGTACCATTGTATTCCTCAACATTTGTAATTTTAGTTGAACCATTATCTCCTGTGACTGCAACTGCAGCAGTTTGTAATCCAAAACCTCCAAGTCCTAGTCTTGCTGTATTCATAGCGTTTCCTGCAGTCCATGAAGTACCATTATATTCTTCTGAAAGAGCATCAACTCTACTACTTGGACCTTGTCCACCAAAAAGTAATCCTGCTGTTTGAGTTCCTGCAGATGCCACATTTTGTCGACCTGTGTTTAAATCATTTCCTTCTGACCAACTTGTTCCATTATATTCTTCTGAAAGAGCTCCAAAAGGACTACCGGCTGCTACAAGACCTGCGGTTTGTGAACCCATACCTGATCCAGCACCTCTACCTGTGTTTAAATTATTTCCCTCTGTCCAACTTGTTCCGTTATATTCTTCCGATTCATTTTTACTATCAGGTTGTCCGCCAGCAACTAAACCAGCTGTTTGTGTTCCCATTCCCATAGATGATTCTTTTGCAACATTCAAAGCTCCACCACTAGCCCATGCACCAACACTTAGAACCGTTTTAAAAACACCAGCAGTCGAGTTATACCAAACTTGGCCCTCGGCCTCAACACTTGTTGGATCTGTGCTTAGTTGTTTAATTTGTTTTCCAAATATTTCTTTGTATGTTGTCATAATTTTTTAACTTGTTGTAAATGTTTGTGTTGCAGCGGCGGCTGTAAATTCTTCTGTTGCGTTTGTAACAGAGGGTGTGTTACCACCTGCGGCTAATGATGCTGATGTCGTACCATTACCACTAAGAGCGTATCTTGCAGTGGACATATCAGCTATTTCTGTCCAAGATGTTCCATCATATTCTTCTGTAAATGCTCGTGTAGGATTTTGCCCACCAAAAGCTAAAGCGGCAGTTTGAATACCTGATCCACCTGCCTGTTGTCTAGCAGTGTTTAAATTATTTCCTTCTGACCATGATGAACCATTCCATTCTTCTGAAACATTATAAAGAGTATAACTTGGTGCAGGTCCTTCTCCACCAAAACCTAATGCAGCAGTTGAAGTTCCAGCACCTGCTATCCCTACTCTAGCTGTGTTCATAGTCGCTAATGCTGTCCAAGAAGTACCATTGTAAGATTCTGTCCCATCTCCTCCTCCAAAAGCTAATGCGGCAGTTTGTATTCCTGCACCTGCTAAACTTCCTCTTGCAGTATTTAAATTATCTCCCTCTGTCCATGAAGTACCATTATATTCTTCCGAGTCTGCTGTAGTAGGAGTACCTCCAAAAGCTAACCCTGCTGTTTGAGTACCTGCTCCTGCTATTTGAAATCTTGCAGTGTTTAAACTATTACTTGGACTCCACGATGAACCATTGTATTCTTCAGTAACACCTGTAGGAGAATTATCAGGTAATCTACCACCAAAAGCTAAAGCTACTGTTTGAGTACCAACAGAAGCAAGAGCTTGCCTTGCTGTTCCAAGATTACCTCCCGCTGACCACGCACCAACTAATAATTGACCTTTTAATGTTTGAGAAGTTGAGTTATACCAAATGTCACCAGCCGCTGCCGGAGATGGATCTGATGAAAGGGATCTGATGTTTCGTCCAGCTATTTCTTTGAATGTTGACATTCTACTCCTTAATTATTCTGGAGCAGCCAACCTTGTGTACTATCAACATACACCAAAGTAAAACCTGCTCTCTCAGTTGCTACTGTTAAATCAGCTGCAGCGCCTTGTATGTTATGTGAATTTCTTGCTATAGTCAAATTGTTAGTATCAAAGGTTCCTGCATAATCTATAAACGAAATAAAGTCTCCTATTGCAGCGGAAGTAGGAAGAGTGACTGTGAATGCTCCACCTGTTGTATTACAAAAATATCCACTACCTATTACAGCATTTGCTGGATCAGCAGTAATAACTGCTTGCCAAGAAGCGCCACCAGAAATATCTCCGAATGATGCTGTTGTACCATCAGTTGTTAAAACTTGGCCTGTAGTCCCCATAGTGATTCCACCGAAAGCATCAGAGTCATTAAATTGAAGTTGTTTGTCACTTCCTCCTGGAG